TTTTGTGCGAGTCCCTCTCCACCTATCGTCTTTATAAATCCACGGGTGGCATCAATTGCTTTATATCCCCAGTCAACAAAGGTAGCTAATGCGTTGAATATTTGTATACCAGCATTAGCAAGGAAGTCTGTCACTGAGACTACAACTTTTAAAATATTTGCTACTGTCTTTGCATTATCAATTAAAAACTTCACAAAGTAGTTCATTATGAAACTACCAATAATATTTTTAATAAATCCAAAGATGCCTCCACTAGGCATTTTCTTCGGCATCTTTGGATTCTTATCAGGTTTTTTCTTCGGATCTTTTTCAAGACCCTCTTCTTGCTGTGCTCTTCTTTGATCTTGAAGTTCTTGTTTCTTCCTCTTCTGCTCGTCTTTCTCTGCTGCTAATGTTCCCTTGAGAATGCTTTCAATCTCTAGAACTTTAACATGAATTACTTTTAAAGGATCGTCTTTACTAACAGCACTCGTTGATGCCATCTGTAATGGCTTCATAGGTTTTGCAAGTGCTGTTTTAGATGTAGGTCTTTTAACTAATCCGCCACCTTTCTCAGGTTCCCTCTGACCCATCACCTTTTCTGGTGCAATTGCAGAAGGTTTTACCTTCTTCTTACGACCAGTTATGTTTCTGGCCAGTGCCCCACCACCTACTCTTAATGCTGCTCCTAGTAATGCCATGTCTTAAAAACTAATCCCTAAGAGAGTAAACTTGGACTTACTACCATTACCAGCGTTCATCGCTGGAAGTTCAGATCCATTAGATGATTGTTGAGATTCACCTCCACCTTTAGAACCACCCGACTTAACCACCTGAACATTATTGCTTGGGGGTGTTGGTGGTTGTGGTGCAGACACCTTTGGTTGTGGTTGATTTGGTGATAACTTTGCTTGACTTTGTTGTTGCTTAAGTTTTTTAAAGTCCTCAAACTTCATACCCTCATCATCAGTAAAAAGGTCACCAGCTACTTTCCGATGTAGAGGATGATCTTCATTCATCACAATATTTCTATATTCTCCAAACAAACGGTCGTGCTCAGATTGTTTTGCCGCAGTCTTTTTCCTCTCTTCATCGCGGGCTTTATATTTGGCATCTATTTTTGCTCTGCCTGCCTTATCTTCATCAATATATCTCTGTTCTTCTGCTGTTGGTGTTCCTATATTTCCATCTCTAAATATGGTTTCAGTTTCACTAGGTTTAAACATACCACCGAGCATATTTTTCGCTCCCTCCATCATACCACCAAGAAATCCACCTGGTTTACCACCACCAGGTATTATATTACCACTCTTAACTCTGTTAAACTCTTCTGCAGATATCTTCTTACCATTTCTGGTGTACTGCATGTCAGGTGGCAATCCTTTTTTAGACTCCAATCTTGCTATTGCTGCCTGTGCTTGAGGTGAAAGATTTTCTCTACCAACAACCTTTCCTGTTGGTTTGGGTGCTGATGGTTGAGTCTGTCCTGACGCTCCTGCGCCATAAGTCTTATACAGTTTCTCCTTTAACTTCTGAGAGTATGCACCCTCTCCATGCTGTTTATCATAGGCAGCAATTTTCTTTTGGTCAGTGGACTTCATCAACTCAGCATGTCTCTTGTTTGCTGTTGCTTCAGCCTGTTGCAGTGCAGGTGTCATGTCACCTGCCATCATGCTGACTCCATCTTTTTCACCAATACCTCTGATAGCAAGGTCAAGTCTTCTTGCATTATCCTGCTTTTTACGAGTTGCCTCTTGAGCATCACTAGTTGCTAAGATCTTTGTTAATTGATCTGGGGTTACACCTGGGACATTACCCTTTATTACGTCTTGAATGGTTGTTCCCTTTGGCAGCTGCTTTAATATCTGATCCTGATGTTCAATAAGATCAGGACGACCGATAGCAGACATGACTTTACTGGTTGTTGTATCATCGGTATAATCTCTACTACCTTTAAAATCTTTTGTTATTATTCTTGTCTTAGAAACTCCAACATTTTTTTTATTTCTTCTATCAAAATCAAATAAGTTTCCAGTTAACAAATCACCAAATCCAGCAAGAGCACGCATGAATCCTTCAGGTTTTCCATACTCTTTCTTTCTTCCATACTTGTCATATGATCTAACTAAATGGTCATCCTTATAAATCTTTGTTCCCTCTCCTGCTCTCTGTGTAGTGCTACCTAATAGTCTACCTCCTTGTCCTCTTCTTCGTTCTTTATCAACAACTTTTTCAGCCACTTTTTCCATGACAGATAAATCCTGCATAGGATTTATTTGCCCTAGTCTATAACCCATGCTTGGCATGAGATTAGCACCACCTGATTTATCTTCTTTCTTAGGATCAGGTGTTCCTTTTTTCCCAGTGTCAGTGCCACTAACATAACCACCAACAGAGGCATATACTTTATTATCTACTACCTTTGGTTTATTTGTGCCACCACCAGCGGCATTCATGGCCTCTAGTTTGTCAACACCAATCTTTTGAACTGCCCCACGAGACATAACAAACTCACCGTCCGTGAGCATCGCTGGGACTTTATCAATACCACCAGGTCCATCTACTTGACCACCATCAACAGACTCTGCAGGTACTTCTAAAGTTACCTCACTTGGTTTTGAAAGTTTTACCTTATCTTCTTTGTTCTTTCCAAAATTATCAAATAAAGATCCGATACCTGCACCAGCAAGCATTCCAAGTGGACCAAACATAGATCCAAGTGCCATGCCCTTCTGAGCACCAGACATACCACTGATAAATCCAAGTGGTCCAGACTTTTCTTTTGCTTCTTTTCTTTCCTGAGTAACCTTCTTTGGAAGAGGTTGCATCTCAGGTGCTGGTTTTACATATCCGCCACCAGAATATGCTTGAGTTTGTTGTTCCTCTCCACCACCGGCAACAGCATTTGTGACTGCCAGGGCACCACCAACAGTCGCTGCTGTGGCAAGACCTGCACCTATCAATCCTCCTCGTTTACCAAGGAATCTAGCTACACCTCTGGCTCCTTTTATCTTCTTCGCTGCCATCAACTTGGCGATGGCAATAGTCAGTTTTACCGCACCACCAATCAGTGTCTTAGTCAGATTAAAAATAAACTTACCAATACTATTACCAAATACAAGGTATAATGCAATCAGTTTTGGCCAATTATCTTTGAGGAATCTTACAACACTGAAAAACTTTTCTCTATTCTTTGGATCTCCTATCCAATCCAAGAGTTTCATTATAAATTTTCCAAGCAGGAGATTGAATAAGAATCCAAATATCCTACTCAAAAGACTTTGAACTGGTGCGATTACTTTCTGAGCACCTTTTGCAAGTGCTTCAAATCCTTTTGATAGTTTGGATTTTTGAAGTGCTCTCTTGTCTTGTTCTGCTTTCTTTCTATCAAACTCAGCAGACTTTTTCTTTACACCATACTGTTCCTTCAGTATGTCTGCAATCTTGACAACTGATTTTGCAATCTCGGCTAAAAGATTTTTATCTTTTGGTTTTTTCTTTGTCTTCTTCTTTTCTTCACCCTCATCTTCACCCTCTTCTTCTACTTCAGGTGCCTGGTAAGGAACTATTGCACTGGTTGGTAATGCTTTTGGTTTTGGTCCGACTTCAACTGAGCTAAATTTAAGTTTAGACGGATCTATTACACCCGTTCTTACATTCTGTCTTACCTCACCTGGGGAAGCAGTGCCTCTCTTAAATGAATCTGCAGATATCTTTGTCTTCTTTGCTTGTGGTCTCTTTCCACCTTTTCTAACCCTTAAAAATTCTTCTTGTAAAATTCTATATTGTTCTTTAAATTCAGGATTTTTTTGGTAGTCTCCTTTTGACTTAAATTCAATTGTAGCAAGTCCCTCCCTCAGTTTACTGAGGTAATCCTGCTCAGAAGAATCCTCAAAAGCGAGAGAGGTAAGGTCTACGCCAAGATCTACTAGTATTTTTTCTATCGGTGTAGCAGTCTCGTACCTAGATGCCATGCGCGTGCTGATGCTTTAACTTCTCTTCTTCAAGATGATTCTGTAACATACTAACGTAGACATCACGTTCCCAAGGGAGCATGTTTTCAATCTCTGTTAGTGAATATTTATGGTACTGCATCAACGAAAAATTAAGTTGAAAATACGCCATAAGGTTCATGTGAACCATGGCTACGCGAAAAAAGATGCCAGACCCTCAAGCACAACGTCACTCTTAACTTTGGTATTTGGATTAGTAACAGAGATTGTATGAGACAACTTAGGCATCGTCTCAAAGAACTTCTCCACACCCTTGAACTGAGATGAATTCATGGACTCAAGGAAATCAGTTACTTCTTTCTTGGTGCAATCAGCAGCCGCCCAAACATCTTCTTCAGTACAGATAGAATCAACACAAGATGCAATCAATTCAAATGATTGATCCATCTGATTCTTATCATCAAAGTCAAAGTTATTCTTGATGAATTGATCCAGTGATGGATACTTCATTACCATCGTGATCTGATCATCAAGTTGAATTTTGTTTGTATGATCTTCATTCTTCTGAATCTGAATATCATCAATATTAATCGTCACAGGAACTTCAGTCGCCTCATCATCAGGGCAAATAATATTGACATCAAGTTCTTCTCCAACAGACTTACCACGAATGTTCAAGAACAAATATTCGATATCAAAAGTAGGAAGTGATTCTACTTTGATACCTTTGGTATGAATACAGTTTTTGATAACTGTTTTAATTGCTGTAGTGATCTGCTTTGGATCTTCACTCTCCAAGGCAATCACAAGAACCTTCTCTTCTTTTACAAGGAAAGGTCTATATTTAATCTCTTGTCCTGTAGATGGCAACTCAAGTTCATAAGTTGGTGTGGCAATCTTTGGTAAAGGCATGATGTCCTATAGATGTATTTCAGTGTGATTATTTATTGGGGTTAGAGGAAAGATGGTAAATCAGTTCTTGAGAAGTCTACTGGGAAAGATGGATTTGCATCAAATACTTTCTTACTAAAGTCCGTATTTAATTTTGGTACATCATATCCAAGGTTTAGATTCGGATTAAAACTAAAGTCATCTGGAACTTGTGGTTGGGGTGTATTTTTCTTCTCTGATGAAGCTGCTGCTTTCGTTGGTGTCAGAGTGTATCTTATGTAAGTCATCGATACAGTACACTTAAGCAACTGAGATGAATCATATGAGACAGGCATCGAATTGATCGCAATAGGAAATGCCTTGATAAAATTATAAGTCAAACTGTTTCCAGTTTTAGTATAAGTATCACTTTCAAATTTTGTGATCTTCAATCCAGAGCAAGAGTAATCATCCACATAGTTCATTCGATAATGATATGTCTCAGTCTCTTGCTCATTATCATCACTAGTTGCAGCTCCACTAATAAAATCAATCCAGGATTCAAAGAATTTAATCGCTAGATAATTATTTCCATCAACATAGAAAGTAAAATCAATTCTATCATCAAAGACTCTGCGGTGAGCATGTCTCTCAGTTACACCAGTTCTGTCACTTGCAATATCAATTAGTGCAAGACTTGAACCTGGAAGAGATGCCTCAGAACAATACAAGTTTAAATTACTCTGATCAGTGGCAGCAAGTTGTATCCCCCTTTTCTGCAAAAGAGACCTGAACTCACCATCATTACGAGGGATGGCAAGTTCCAGATAATATTTTGAAGTAAGAGAAGGTCTTCCCAGTTGAGACTTAAACTGATCTATCGTTACTCGTCCAGCCATCTATAAATAGTTTTTGACTTTATATACTATGTATGGGAGAAAGTATAAAAAGTAAATACAAACCTTCGTTCCCTAGGAAATATAAGGGTAATCCCAACAACATTATATGTCGTAGTAGTTGGGAACGCAAGTTTTGCCGTTACTGTGATCTAAACGAGAACATTCTTGAGTGGGGTAGTGAAGAATTCTTCATACCATATGTCTCACCACTTGATAGAAGGGTGCATAAGTATTTTCCTGACTTCATTATCAAAGTGAAAGAAAATGCAGGTCATATCAAAACTTATGTGGTTGAGGTAAAACCAAAGAG